GGCCAAGCCGGTCGATATCGAAAGTTTGATTGGATGAAACCAAGGAGAATAAACCTATGAAGAGACTTCTTGCTGCGACCGCCGTCCTGGCGGCGCTTACCCTGCCGGCGGCTGCCAGCACCGTCACTCTGGGCGGGCAAGCTTGGGACACCACCAATTCCGGCAGCCTGAGCCTCGGCAACGTGGTGCCGGCCGGCAATCAACCGCAGAACGCGCCGTGCGTCATCTGCGGCGCCAACCAGCCGCAGCAACCGGCAAATTTCGGTTACAACGACTACAGCAACAACGGAAGCGTGTCCTCGATCACCGCCTTTTCCGATCAAGGCAACGGCGGCCGCAACACGCTGGCCGACAACACCTTCGCCACCGGCTATACCATCGGCGCGGGCAGTCCATTCCTGGCTTTCCTGTTGCTTAACGGCGACACCAGCCTCGGCTTTAGCATCGGCGTCGATGTCAACGATACCAACTCGCCGCAGACGTTGAACTCGTTTTTCTTCCTCGACTTCACCACGCATACCGTGCTGGCGTCCTTTACCGGCGGCACCACCGGCAACGTGCCATCGAAAAACAACGGCACCGGCTTCCCGGACTACTCCATCACCGGCGCGCTGCTCAATCTCAACGACGTTCATGTGGGAGATACGATTGGCTTTGTGGCTCTCATGTCAGGGTTGAACGACGGGCCGGACTCGTTCTTCATCGAGGCGGCACCGGCGGCAGTCGTGACCCCATTGCCCGCGAGCCTGCCGTTCTTCGCCGCCGGTCTTGTTGGTTTGATTGGTCTGGTGCGCAGGAGGAAGTCCAACCGGATCGCGTAGGCTGACGTTGCTTCCCGCTCCGTCAGCTCACAGGCCCGCCGGGATGATACCGCCATCCATCGGCATCCCGCCCGGTGGGCCACCATGACTAGACAGCCATGATTCCTCGGGATGCCGGGGCGAAGGCTTGGCACCATTTCTACAGCACCCGTTATTGGTTGCGCCGGCGGCAGTTGCAGTTGACCGCGCATCCGCTCTGTAAATTCTGCACTGACCGCGGCGCGGTCACCCGCGCAACCGTGGTCGATCACGTCAAGCCGCACCGCGGCGATTGGAATAAATTCTGTCTCGGCGAGTTGCAATCGCTCTGCGCGAGCTGTCACGACCGCTGCAAACGCTTCATCGAAACCCGCGGCCACAGCATCGAAGTCGGCGACGACGGCTGGCCGATAGACCCCAATCATCCGGCGAACAGGAGTTGAGCCATGGCGCTTGCAATTGTGGATGGGCCGACCATTAAGGCCGGCGAGTCGCTTTCCGACGGCGCCGACTGCTCGGGCGGAACCATCGTGCGGATCACGATCCCGCAAGAATTCACGCCGGCCAATCTGACGTTCGAGGTTTCGAGCGACGGCAACCTCTACAACGCTCTGTTTACGGCGGACGGCGGCGAGGTCACGGTCGCGGCTCGTCCGAGCACCGGCATCGTGGTTTCCGAACGTTGGACGAAGTCGATCGGCTTCGTGAAATTCCGCTCAGGCTCGCGCAGCCATCCGGTCGCGCAAGCCGTGGACTGCAAATTCGCGATTGCTGTCGAGACCATCCCGGCGGCGTAGCTGGAAATGAGGAGACATGCCATGGGTATGCGCCAGCGCCAAGGCGATCTTTATCCCGATCTCGACGAGTCCTACATCGATTTCATGAGCCGTTGCGGCGACGAGCTCGGCGACCAGGATGTCTGCCAATTGATCTGGGAGGATGCTTGGGACGAGGACAAGGGCGCTGCCAAGGACATCTGCTTCAAGACCCATGCCGGCCAGGTCAACGGGTTGGAGTTCGTGTTGTCGGACGAAACGCCCGACCGCATGGACGATGTCATCATGGCGGATTCCTGGGATCTGGCGTCGTTCCAGAAAAACCCGATTGCGTTGTTCAATCACAACAGCAACGCGCCGATCGGCAAGTGGACGCGCGTTCGCGTCGTCGACAAGCAGTTGCGCGGCCATCTCGAGCTCGCGCCGGCCGGCACCAGCGATCGCATCGACGAAATCCGCAAGCTGATCGACGCCGGCATTCTGCGCGCCGTCAGCGTCGGCTTCCGCCCAAAGGAATCCAAGCCGCGGCCGGAATCCGATTACGGCGTGTTCTTCACCAAGGCTGAATTGGTCGAGACCAGCCTGGTCTCGGTGCCGGCAAACCCGAATGCGCTGGCCATCGCCAAGTCGCTCAAGATTTCGCCCACGACCATCGATCTCGTGTTCGCCGGGAAAGGCAAAGGACGCGGGATCGCACGGCGCGGGCTCACCGGCGGGCAAGCCGATACGCGATCACACTCAAGAAAGGGCGCGACCATGTCGCTCGCTCAGAAGATCAAAGAGAGAGAAAATCTGATTCTCGAAAAAACCAGCAAGCTCGATGCGCTGCACGATGCCGTCGGCGACGGCGACTATCCCAACGACCTGCTCGAGACGGTGCAAAAGGCAAACGCCGAGATTGCACACGACAAGGAAATCCTGGCGACGCTGCGTGATAGCGAGCGCAATCTTGCGATCACCAGTGATGACGGTGGCCGCGCGGTGGTGACGAGCAAGGGCAATGGCAATGGCGGCTACAGCGCAGCGCAACTGCCGGCGAGACCGTTCGGCCTCGAGCGGAAAAAGCTCGATCCGATCGGCCTGTTTTGCCGTGCCGGCGCCTTGAGCCTGCTGGCCCATCACGAACGAAAGCCGGTGCAGGAGGTTACCCGCGCCATCTTCGGCGACGACGAACCGCTCAAGGCCGTGGTCGACTGGCAGACCAAGGCGGCCTCGGCCGCCGCCATGACCACCGTTACCGGATGGGCGAAGGAACTGGCGGTCCAGGTCAACGTCGACTTCATGGAGATCCTGATGGCGGCCTCGGTATTCGGGCCTCTGTCGGGAATGGGTATGTCGTTGAGTTTCGGCCGCAATGCAAAATTGATCATCCCGACGCGGTCGCGGACGCCAACGATAGCCGGATCGTTCGTCGGCGAAGGGTTGCCGATCCCGGTTCGCCAGGGAGCATTCACCTCGATCTCGCTCACGCCGATGAAAATGGCGGTCATCACCACCTGGACGCGGGAACTCAACGATCATTCGATCCCGGCGATCGAGGGGCTGTTGCGCGATGCCATCGTCTACGACACCTCGGTCGCGACCGACGCCGTCCTGCTCGACGCCAACCCGGCGACGACTGTCCGGCCGGCCGGCATCTTGAATGGCGTCGCCGGATTGACGCCGACCGCCGGCGGCGGCTTCACCGCGCTCACCGGCGACATCAAGCAACTGTCGGGGGCGCTGCTGACCGGAACGCTCGGCAACGTGCGCAAGCCGGTCTGGTTGCTCAACCCGCAACAGGTCAACAGCGCATCGTTCGCCATCGCCACCGGCGCAGGCGTGTTCCCGTACCGCGACGAGATCGGCCAAGGCCGCCTCGGCGGCTGGCCGTTCATCCAGTCCGGCACGGTGCCGGCGGGCACGGTCATCGTCATCGACGCCGCCGACTTCGTCAGCGTCACCGGCGACGGCCCGCGGTTCGAGATCAGCGACCAGGCCACGTTGCATTTCGAGGACACGACGCCGCTCGACATCAGCACGTCGGGCTCGCCGAACGTTGTCGCTGCGCCGGTCAAGAGCATGTTCCAGACCGACATGCTGGCCTTGCGGCTGATCCTGCCGTTGACCTGGGCGATCCGCCGCACTGGCACCATTGCTTGGCTAACCGGCGTCACTTGGTAGTCTGAACTTTCCAACAACTGAAGGAGGTCCACCGTGACCGATACCGAACAGACGGCGGCCGCGAAAAAGAAGCTCGCCGACGAGCGCGCGGCCCGCGACAAGGCAAACGAGCAGCAGGCCAAAACGGCTGGTGCAACCAAGCCGACGCCGACGCAGGAAGAAAATGACATGGCCGCGATGGGCGTCCACGTCCTCGAGCACGAGCCTGACGGCAGCCCGGACCCGAATGAGGCGCAGACCAAGCAGGCCGAGGCCGGCAAACGCGGCAATTATCAAACAAGGACTGCGACACCGTCGACATGAACGTTCGCGGGTTTCTGGCCCGCGTCGCGGGCCAGCTCATCGGCAAGGGTGAAGGCGATTACCGGCCAGGCCCTTATTATTTGCCTGTGACCGGCGGGTGGTTGCCCGCCGGCGTTGCCGACAACTGGTGGCAGCAGGGCTACACGCCGGCCAGCCTCGGCACCCAATCGGCCATGGTCGAGGCCTGCGTCTCGGCCTACGCCCAGACCGTGGCCATGTGTCCCGGCGATCATTGGCGGCTCAACGGCAAAGGCGGACGGGAGCGCGTCAAGTCATCGGCGCTCTCGCGTTTGCTGCGCCATCCGAATGACTATCAGTCGATCTCCGACTTTCTGCTCAACGCAACGCGCTCGCTCTACCTCGAGGGCAACACCTATGCGCTCGCGCTGCGCAATTCGCGATTCGAGATCGACGAGCTGCATCTGATGGACCCGCTGATGTCGCATCCGCGGCTCGCCGACAATGGCGAGATTTTCTATCAGCTGCACGGCAACCAGGTGATCGAGAAACGGCTCGGAGGCGAGCCGCTGATCGTGCCGCAGCGCGACGTGCTACACATCCGGCTGCACACGGTGCGGCATCGCTGGCCGGTGCCGTTGATCGGCGAAAGTCCGATCGTCGCGGCCTATAGCGATATCGGCGTCAATAGCGCGATCGCGCGGCAGCAGCTTGGATATTACCTCAACGAGGCGCGGCCGTCGGCGGTGCTCTCGACCGACCTGACGCTCGACAAGGACCAGCTCCAGGCGCTGCGCGACCGCTGGAACGAGCAGGCCAAGGGTCTGCACCAGGGCGGAACGCCGATCCTCACCGCTGGATTGAAAGTCCAACCTTGGGCAGTGAGCGGCAGGGATGCCTCCACCGCCGAGATGATGAAGCTGTCGAATGAGCACATTGCGCTCGCGTTTCGCATTCCGCTGCAAATCCTCGGCCTCGGCGGCTCGACCTTCTCGTCGACCGAACTGTTGATGCAGAGCTGGAAATCATCGGGTCTCGGCTTCGCGCTCAATCATATCGAGGAATCGATCGGCCTGCTGTTCGATCTCAAAGGCCAGCCCGACGAATACGTGGAATTCGACACCGACGCGCTGCTGCGCTCGGCGATGAAGGATCGCATCGAAGCGCTGGCGCAGGGCGTGCAAGGCGGGATTTTCGCGCCGAACGAAGCGCGCAACCTCGAAGGGCTCGACCGCGTCGAGTTTGGCGACGAGCCGCGCGTCCAGCAGCAGGTCGTTCCGCTAAGCCAAGTCGGGAAGATCCCGGCTGCGCCGGCGGCGCCGCCGCCTCCCGCAGCGCCGCCGGCTCCCGCAAAGCCACCGCAAAAGGCCAACCGCGATGACATTGCACGAGAAGTCAGAAGCCTATTTGCCAGTGCCGACCGGATCGGACGACGACGCGCTGCTTCTTGATGCCTGGCGCGAAGCGCTCGCCGAGGTGCTCGATACCGAGCGCCGGCAATGGCAGCGCCAGCGCGAGCTGATCGAGGCGCAGGCCGCAGCGACCATCGCCGAGTTGCGGGCAGTCGTTGCCGAGTTGCGCGGCGAGGTCCGGCAGATGGTCGCGGATGGGCTCAACGGCGCGATCCTGCTGCCGCCCGAGCTGGCCGGGCAAGTCGCAAATGCGGCGCGCCAATTGCAGGAGCCGATCGCGAGCGAGCGCCCATCAAAGGTCTTGCGCATCGAGCGGGACGAGAACGGC